AACTTTAAATTAAATTCGTCAGTAGTTTCTTCTCCAGTTAAACCAACAGCTCCAGCAAAATTATTTACAAATTGAAACCCATTAGTACCACCTCTAAGAATACTTATAAAAGTATCATAAGGTATATCTAATATAAAGTCAGTTACATCTTTTAATAATAATTTATTATCTTCATCAGAAATCTTTTGGTCTTTATCAAATTTTATTTCTCCAGCATCAGGATCTTTATCTATGCCTTCTATTTCAGCAGTATCAATATTATTTTCTTTTAAGTATTTATATTCATTACTATTGAATACATCATCTTCTTTAACTTGATTAAGGTATAAATCGTAAGTATTAAATTCCATTATTTTTTCTCTTTAATTTTAAATTGTCTACCTAAAGCATTGTCTTGATTGCCATCATAAATTACTAACCTAGTATCGTATGTATCTTCAATTATATCTAGTTTACGAAGATCATCTTTATAAGTTTCAAGATCTCCACTTTCTTTATATGCTAAAGCAACTTCTTTTCTCATTTCAATAAATGTATCTTTTGGATGAGCATTTAGTTCTTCTTTAAAATTTTTTATTGAAACAGATTTAGGTTGTTCTAAATCATGCAGCTCAGGTAACTCATCTTTTTTTAATTTCTTAATAACTTCAGCGTAAGCTTGTTCAGGTGTATAATTTTTATTTAAAGTTAAATCGTTATATTCATTAAGTCTAGCTTCTGCTCTTATTAAAATATCATTGTTTGCTGGTTTACCTGAAGAATTAAATATACCACTTTTACCTTTAGAAATTCTTTTAGTACCTATATCTAATAAATCTCTAAATTTTTGATCTTCAGTTCCAAACGTAGTATCTTTTTTATATTTATCAGCCATCTTATTAAACGTAATAATACTTTTAGCTGTTAGACCATCCATAATATCTGGATTAAGATTTACATCTTCTTGAAGGCTATCAATTTTTTCAACACTATCTGCTAAAGCAAATGAAGCATTTACGATCTGTAAAATTTCAGGATTATCTAATGTTTTGTCATTAGCTTTAAATCTTAATAGCTGATTGTATTGAGAAGAGTTGATAGCGCCACTTTGTTTCAAATCATAAAGATCATCAAGTGATGGATTTCTAGCTATATTCTCATCTGTACTGTTTAATCTAGCATCATTAATTGCAAGTAATGCAGTAGTAAATGTTTCTATTTTGAACTGTTTATCTTTCTTTTCTTTAAAGATTATATCTTCTTGAGATTTTATTGCTCTTGATACAGCTCCATTTCTAATTTTTTCAATAACAGCTTTTTGACTTTTAAGAGGTAAACTAGATAAAATTTCACTTCTTTGCTCGTTATTAAATAAGTTTACTTGTCCAGTATTACCACCTTGAATGTAAGCTAACTCTAATATCTCTAGGTCTTTTTCTTGTTTTAATTTTTCTAAACCTTCAGCTCCGTAATACTCAAGATTTAAAGGATCTGTCCAAAAGCTTTGATAATCTCTTTGAGCTATAATACCGTCTTTACCACCAGCTACTTGATCTTTAACCATCTTGTTTAAAGTTTGAGTTTTTCTAGCTTTAGTTATGTCTTGATGATTTTCTGTAACTTTACCTAATAAATCTAAAGCATACTTGCTTCTAAATTTATTTACATAATTTCTAACTTCTTTCTTAACTCTTTTATTAGATCCAAGATCTTTAAAATTTTCATATTTAACATCTTCTTGAAAGCCATCTAAAGCAAGTTCTAAATTACTTCCTTTCTTATGTTTATTGTAACTTTTAATTAAATCTATTGATAAACTTTCTGTAATACTTTGAGCTTCGTTAAGGTCCTCTTCTTTTTTTTGTGCAGCATAAAGTGTAACTACACCATCTGAGAATGCTTTAAATCCAGCAGCTTCTTGATTAGCAATAGATAAAGGTAATGCTAACGCTGATGCTCTTGGTACATTACCAGTATTTACTTTACCTTGTACTTGTTCAATTTTTAAAATAGCCATTAAAATTCATATCCTAATTTATTAGCATCACTTAACAAAGATCCAACAGCTGCAAACTTTTGCGCTCTTGCAGTCATACGACCAGCGTACTCTTGACCAGCTGCTTTTGCATCTAACATCAAAGATTGATTTAATTGATCGTTGGCATCCATCTCAGAATTATAATCAGCGATCACAACATTGAATGCTTGATTAACATTATTCTCTAACATTACGTCATAAGGAGTTGTACCAGCTCTAAACTCTGCACCACTTCTTAATATACTTACAAATAAATTATCTTTTGCTTTTTCTTGATTTTTTAAAAGTAATGGTTTTGTTACTTTGTTATAAAATTTTTTATTAACTTCTGCTTTTGCTTTAATAAAATCACTTTCCATTTTAGTGACTTTAGCATTGTATGATCCAAGTCTTTTTGCAGTTTGTGCTGCTGCGATGTTACCAAGTGCGCTCATAATATTTTGCCATTCTCCAATAATTAGTTTGATCTAATCCATAAAATTTCATTAGACCTTCTTTTTCTAAACCTAGCCATTGAGCAAACCTAACACCAGTTAGGAACTCTTCTTTGACTGCAGTTTGTAATCTTATAATTTTGTTGTTGATGCAAAGATAATCCAATCTCTTTTTAATTATCGATGCAGCTTTAATTTTGTAATTAAATATATGTTTGGATGATAACACCCAGCCTTCAGCAACACCTTCCCACATTGGAACTATGCCACCTGATACAATCGGAGTTTCATCTAAAAATAAAGTAAATGCCAAACCTGGAATTGCCATATCTAGTCTATTATTCGTATAACTAGCATCAATTTCCATGAGCTTATCATTCATCCCAAATTCAATAATATGATCTCCATGTTCCATTTCATAAGGAACAACAGTAAATTTAGCCATCGTTTGTTACTAGCGTTGGATATATTGCAAGAATACTAGCTGGAAGCGGTTGATCTTGTTTAATAAATATATGTCCGTCACTATTATAATCATCGTCAAATTCTATTTCTTTATCGCCTTCTATAAGAGTATCTACTGGTGCAGATAAATTACTAGATGTAGTTCTAAAAGGTATTGTTTCTAAGTTAGATAAACTTGGACCAACTTTAACACCAACAGTTTCAAATAATCTTAAAACTACTTTTGAAATTCTTTTTATTTTACCTTGAGATGTACCTTCTAAAGATCCACCTTCAATTCTCATAGTTTGTAAAACACTATCATAAGCTAAACCTACACACGCTTTAGTAACAGATCTATCTAAAGTAATTTGTCCAGATCCATTAACAACTTTATTTGAATGAACAGATCCATCAGCCAGGATAGATACTGTTTGACCTTGTAGATGACTTAACCCACTTAGTGTAGTTGTTGAAGATCCAGAATAACTTAAATGACTATCTAAAAATTTAAAATCTGTAGATGTAGTTTCGTCAAAATCAAAATCTGAAAAACATTCTACATATCTTACTGTTGCACCATTGACTGTTCTTTTAACAATACACCAAAGTTCATCTTCGTTTAGATCTCCAGAAATACTAGCTATACTTTCAACAACAGAATTACCTGATCCAAAAGCTCCGCCTAAAATATGTCTATGCCAACTAACTACGTTTTCAGATCTTTGATATGTAAGCGCTGCTAGTTGTCCATCTTCTCTAACACACCATAAAATATTATCTGGTTCTTGTTGCCATTCCATTTGAACAATACCACTATCGGTTACTGCATCATTTAAAATTGTTAAATCAGGAGCAACATAACTATCACTATCAAAGTTATAGGCTAGTTCTCTAATTTTTCTCTTTGCTTTTTGTAAAAACAATATTGCATTTCCAGCTGTAACTGCATCAACATTTGCAGATCCATAAGAGCTTTGTCTTTTAATAGTAATGTTAGTCGGTGTTATAGAAGCATCTGTTCCATCAGCTGATACTGTATATTCAGCAGCAGTAGTTCCTATAACTAAAGTTCTTTGCGCTTTTAAATATCTAATAACATTAACTTGATTAGCAGCGATAGTATAAACCATTGCATCATCAGCGTTAGTTCCTGAAGTCATGTTTTCATAATCTCCAGCTTTAGAAAAAAATACTGTTTGTGGTTCAGATATAGTTCCAGCAAAAACTAATCTTTGTTCATAAAAACTTATGCAACTAGGATGACCAGTCGTATCTGAAAATGCACCCAAACTAAAAGCAGCTGTAGCATTGGTATTAGCAAAAGCAGTTGTAATTGTACAAACGACAACTGTTGTACTGGTCCTTGAAGTAATTTTTGCTTTACCAGAATTGAAACTTATTATTCTTCCAACATCGGTAGCTAAAAATCCAGATCCACCATTTATTCCAGTTACTGCAGAAGCTGTTATATTTACTCCAGATCCAGTTGCAGATTGAGCTGGTGTTAGTGTTGTCGTTGTTGAATTTGTTGCAAGATATGGTCCATCAGTAAAATCAACTTGAGCTAATGTCCATGAAGTATGACCAGTTCTACTGAGCTTCATTACCTCATGATTAGGATGACAGATATACATAACGTCAGCAGATTGAGCGAATTTAATATCGAATAACTCTGCAGTTAAATACGGAGTTGATATTTCATAAGCAGATCCACCAGATAAGATCTGACCTTTATCTTTAAAAAATCTAATATAATTATTTCCAAATTCTAAAATATAAGTTTGAGTAGTTGAGAACTCAAAAGGAATTAATCTAGTTTTAGCAGAAGCAGTTTTAACTGAAGCAATAAATTGAGTACCAACTCTTCTTGTAGCAGCTCCTTGAGGATGAACTAAAAAGTTCTCCATAGTTTTAGCAGCAGATTGATATTTATCAAAATCTGTTCGACCAGTAAGCTTATTACCAAACTCTCCTGAAACAAAAGATGTTAATGCTAAAGTTGTTCGAGCCATTATAACCTTGCGTCAGTAAATTCGTTACTCTCAATAGTTCCTAAACTGTTTTCGGTTGCATCAATAAATCTTGCTTCTCTTAATCTTTCATCGGCTCTAGCCATATAATTATTTGCTAGTGTTGCATTATTTGTAATTGCATAACAAAGATCAGCAGCAAGTTGATGAGAGATACTTTCTTGTAAATAACTATCGTAATTATTTGGATCTGCATCTAAAGCAACATAGATTAAATAAATAGTTCCTTCATCAGTTACAATATTTCTACCTTCTAATTTGTAATCAATAGCAGAAGCAATACTGTCTGTAGTTCCATTATGAACTTTTAATACTCTTAAACAATCTGACGGAAGAGCATAAGCATTAGAATATTCTATAACTGGAGCTGTACTGTTTTGAGCTAATTGAACTCTTTTATGTAAACAGTTCCAAGCATGAGATCTAAATACTCTGTTCCTAACGCTATCATATCTTTGATTGCATAATCTTGCATTCTTACTGTCATCAGTTAATGCTGAAATTGTCGATGCTCCTAATAAGTTAAGAGCTGAATTACACATATCTACTACACTTGCCATTACGTTTTTTCTCCTTGTTCCTCACATGAAAATCTGATCGCTAATTTTTCATCTTCGAAATCTTCTTGATAAAGTTCGTTTAATAAAAAATGTGATTGTTTATATCCTTGATTTATACAAGTGGACCATTCATCAAATCCTCCAGTAATTCTTTCGTCATTACATTTAGGAGTTTCTGCTGCATAGCTGCATACATATAAAATTAAAAGATACTTCACTTTAACATTTCCATCTTCGTCTTGATTGTCTAATTCTTGAATTAGGATTATTTTTAGTTTTTGCAGAAGATCTCTTCAGTTGTCCTAAAGATCTTGCGCAATATGATTTTCTTCTTTTTGCAGCAGCCGATCCTTTTTTAACTTTACCAGTTACTGCGGTTTTTAATTTTGATCCTGGATTAGCTTTTCTATAAGCTTTAACTCCAGCTTTTGTCATTCCAGCACCTTTCTTAGTAGGTCTGTAATTTCTTTTATTCCTTGAAATAGGCTTTGATTTTCTTGCCATAATCTTATCGCCTGGCGGAGTATTTCATCCGCCAAACAAAATGTATTAACTACTCAACTGTGTACATAACCCAACAATGAATAGAGCCAGAAATAGTAGCTCCTCCAGTTGTGATTACAATATCAGTTGATGCAGTTGTTCTGTATCCCAGACCAGTCATTGCTGTATTAGCAGCTGTAGAGCCACCTAACATTGACTGAGTTTGACCAGCAGCATTCCATGTTCCAACTGCAGCTAAATATCTGTCATCGTCTCCGCTGTCTCCAACTTTTAAAGTTGAAGATCCGCCTAAAGCATCACACTTTAGAACAACATCCATTATAGTAGCGTTGGCTGGTATTCTGCCAATCGTTATATCTGATCCACTTGCTAATGATGAAGCTTCATAGTTATCGTAAGATACTCTGATTTTTCCACCGTTAGTTTCGCTATCCGTCTTAACAATCGGAGTAGCATCTAAGTTGGTAATATTTACCGCTTTAACACTTGCCATGATATATATCTCCTATTGATTAAGCTTCGTGAGCTTGGATTGAAACAACTTTACTTTCTTCCATTCTAGTCGCACCGATAGACATACAAACGTAAACTTGAGTTGAGTATCCTTTATCAGATCTCTCATCAATTCTAGTCATAACGTCTTTACCTAATGCAAGCTTTATGCCATCGCCAGCAAAGGCAACACATAATCTTTTAGATGAAGCGATTGAAAGTCTAGTAGATGTAATGAACTTGAAACCCATAAAAGTATCAACTTCACCATTTACTAAAGCTTTAACCGTATTAAAGTCGCTTGATGTTACAGATGTAGTTCCTAATAAGTCAGAAACTTGTCGGGGGCCTACCA